GACATTTTTGTATATTTTTTTCCAGAAGAATGGCATCCATAGATGTTCTTATCTGATCCAACAATCGCGATACTGGATTCATAAACATAAACACAACCTGGCTTTTTATAAGCTTTTGGCATTTGAGAATACTTTTTATTTGTCTTTATCCAGTAATAATGATCAACTTTAAGTCTGTTATGTACACAGTCACCAATACTAGATTTTTTATGATCTTTACTGGTATGGTATACGGTGACGGACTTTGAAAGAAGACCAGCCTCCTGTAAACAAGCAGATACGAATACTGAACAATTTACTTTTTTACCAGCATACCTGTATTTACCGGAGACATGTGGAACTTTTTTACTAACAACATCTTTAGCAATCTTTTCAACTTGGATGGCTGCTAATTTCCCATAATCCGTTACTTTTCTAACATACGATCCGGAACAATAATAGTATTTGTTGTTTTTCTGGATTTTAAGCCATTTACCAACGTTGCCTACAACTTTAATGAGGGCACCCTTATCGAGCACCCCCACCTTGTTATACTTTGTTCCAGGACCTGTACGATAGTTAAGCTTCTTCGTTGTCCTGTAATACGTCATCTTTTTCGTCCTCCCCGGGTTCTCCGTTAAGATCTGCTAAGTAATTATCTGCTGCGATAGCGTTCTTGGTAAAGGAGTTGTTATACCAGAACACAACCACGCCAACGATAGATAAGAAGCAGTCAGCAAGAAGTCCTGCAAGTTCCTCGTTCATAAATAAATTAAATCCATAGCCTTTAGTAGTTAAAAATCTGTTAACGATAGCAACTACTAAGAAAATAGTTCTAACAATTGTAGACTTTTTGATCTTCATACTTTGTCACCTCTTTTCAAAGAATCAATCTCATCAAGTTTTTCCTGCAACATATAAGCTGCATATGTATTATCTAACACTTGCCAAATTTCAGGATCTGGAAATCTATTATCGTATGGTAGTACCTCACAGCCAAGAACTTTAGCCTCAATTGCACATCTTCCAACGGCATATACTTTTTTATACTTAGCCATTTCACCAAGCAGCTTATCTCTTGGAATGTTCTCAAGACGAGTGGCCCATGGAATATCAAATTTAACTCCATACGCTTTTTCTTTTCTACCAACGTATGCTATTTCTTTGGTCTTTTTATTTACCTTAAATTTTGAAATATAATTAACGTCAACCGACAAAGGCAAATAAATAGGAGTTCCAAGATGAGCTACTTTTTCACAAGTACTTGGAACACCGCATACTAAAATTAAATCTTTATAGTCTTTAAGCCAAGAATATAAAGAAGGGTGCTTGTTATTGTGTATGAAAACTATAGAATGATCCCAAGCATAGCCTTCCACGTTGACAAGCACCCAGTTTCGATCCGTTTTAACAAGTGGAATAATATTGTCAGTGATTTCTTTTGAATAATAGTAAGCACCATTAAATTTATTAAGATGCAGCTTTCCTCGTTTCTCTTTATAAGCTTGATGCTCGTGATTAAAAATCATAAGAATTTACTCCTGTTTAAGTGGTTTGTTCTATTAAAAAAAAGAGACGACCTTAAATACTAAGATCGCCTCTATAATAATAGGAGTTAAATATCGCTCCCATTTTGATACTTTTTAAGATCTGTTTCCAACTTATCAACTCGAGCCATAAGCCTTTGGATCTCAAGCACCATTGGAGCAATTAACTCTTCATATGCTAATGACCAAGACAACTTTTTATCGTCAATTTCTTCGCCGTGATAATCAAAAGATTCTTTCTCTGTTCCATCTTTAGTATCGTCTATAAGTTTAGCTTGATATAAAGAAAGTTCCTCTTTATATAATAATCTTGTTAAATCTCTTATGTCTTGAGCCCCAAATCCCATACGGATCCTATCACCAAGAGTGCCATCCTCATGTATACGTCTAAATGCTATTGGTTTAAGTCCATTAATAAACTCATCTATCTTCCAGTCATAATCGGTAATTACATCCTTTTTCTTTAAATCAGATACGGACGTTGCCTGACCACGAAAATAAGAAGCATTAGTATTAGTAACATCTATAATCGAATGACCAGTATTTGAACTGTTAGTACCGTACACGCCTCTATTACCATTATTAGATGAAAAGAGATAAATGGTACCACTGCCACTCATTGCTTTAACATCCGCTTCACTAGAACTTGAATTTGCTTGAATAACCGCTCCACCACCTGTAGAGACAGATTCAATTGTAGCATTAGGAGTACTTCCGCCTACTGACAAACTATTTGGTTGTATTAACGAACGACCTTGAAGACTTAATAATGATATTTTGTTCGGAATAATATAGCAACCAGCATAGTCCCTTTTCCAAGTACTTGTATTAGAATCATAAGATTCATAAAATACTGACATTCTAGCTCCACTATTTGGATTTGTTTCGGTTGATGTATCAGCATCGATTAATGCAACACTTCTAAGACTGGAAGAATTATACTTAGTTAATGACATGGTCGGAGCTGTATCATTAACATCTGCAGTATATGTAATATCGCCGTTTTCAATGTTCCAATTACCGATATGCCCTTTAATAACATCAAGGCCGTCAGCTCCAATTTGAGCAGCAACATTGCTAGTAGAAGTTCCAGTTCCATCATAAAATTTAGTAACCGAACCGTATTCTGCTAATTTTGTTCCACTATTATAAATTCCAACGCCGTCACCATCTATTTTGGTTCCAGTAGCGCCAGCTCCTGTGGAGGCATTAGTTGGCTTTTTATTTGACGGGGTTACCCATATGCCGTCTTGAGAGATTTCTGTAATATATTTATTTACATCAATATCTTCTGGAGCTGGAGTCCAATCAGTCGCTTTATTGCCAGTTTCTACTTTTACATAGCCATTTTCTTTTTTTTTGTAAGAAACCCTAATATATTTTGCTCCTGATACAACTGGTATATCAACGTATGAAAGATATTTAACACCAGAAGTACTATATTTAGCGGTTCTAGACCCTATAACATTAGACATGTTTTTAGCAGAATAAAACGCATAAGCAAGCCATGTTTGATCAGATGAAGTCAAATCCGGAGTCCAACACTGAAGAGTTAATGTAGAAATACCATCAACTGAGATAAAATCGCTTGTCTGTTCTTTAGCTGAAGACATAGCTGTTATACTTGTTCCATTGCTATGTAGATAACCATCAACGGCAGTGCTTGAAATATATAAATTCCTTCCACCGATTTCGATATTAGAATTTAGAATACTATTTTGATCAGACGATGTAAATTTTCCTAATGTTAGTGTGTTACCTTGAATTTGATCAGCAGTTATTGTTCCAGTAAGAATTTTACCGCCATCGATTACTGTCGTGTCAATTCCATGAGATGTCATCTTAAGAGAAGTAGAACTATTTATCGCCGTTACCGTGCCTATTGCATATACAGGCGTATTTGACATGTCAGACACAGTGCATTTAATACGTACCGTATCACCAACCTCAACTCCTGTAGTTGAAGCTACAGTCCAAGTGCTATTAACCCCTTCTGCTGTCCAGCCAATAAGAGTTGAATATGTTTGACTGTAAGATGAATTCAATGTATGAATACTATGTTTGTTTAACGCTTTAGCTATATCAGTTTTATAATCTTCATAAAATTGAATATTAGTAACCCATATTTGATCATTAGCGCTATTATAATTCCATAAAAAACCAACTCGTCCATATGCTGTTCCGGGTGGAATTTTAGTAGTAACGTTTGTACCAGATAAGTCTACACCATCATAATAACCAGTATAATGAGTCCAAGTAGTTGGTATTTTATGATTAGAAAGAGGAGTATACTTGTAATTACCGCCCGATAACCCTTGTGATACATACGTTCCTGCCGGGTGTGTCTTGCCAGTATAAGCACTAGCCAATGTAATCGTATTGTTAGTCGAATTGATAGAATTATTATCCGTCCAGGCAGGCATCAAAATATTTCTACTATAAGTTTCTGGTGGATACTGGTATCCAAATGAATTCTTATAGTCCCAAAAAATTAAAGCTCTTTGGTGATTACCAGTTCCTAACGTTGTATAGTTTGCAACGCTTGTAAGATACACAACTGTATCTCCGGCTTTTAATTCTCTAGCAAGAGTAGTTAAAGTGTTTGCTCGATACATGTGGTAGTCGGCAGTAATTGCATATTTATCAACGTCATAAAAGATGATAAAAGAATACATAGTACTTAAATTACTACGAGATTTAACATCCATTTCAAATCTATATCTTTTGTTTGCATCTATTGGAAAATAATCATTACTACCAACATATGCATAGTTTCCAGTTCTGGTAAAAGACCCTGGTGAATAGTTTGAATTAGAGCCATCAAAGGTTAGCTGTGAGAAATTTGTATTATCTCCCATCATACCATTTCCATTAGTTACTAGCTGTTCTCCTCTAGAAATAGTTTCTTTATTAATTTGCTCGACCGTATTGTCAACCGTACTTTGAACAGAAGAAGAGATAGCGTTGAATACTGCTGCACCATCAATTTCAACTTTAGATGCTGCTATTTTGACGGTGTTGGCCGTCTGATTAATTCTTGACGCAATTTCTGACCCATTTGCTAACGCAGTAACTTCAGAAGAAATGTTTTCAGGAGTAACTGTAAATCTAGAACCAAAGTTTGAAACCGCTGTGTCGGCATAAGCTTCAAGATCTTCAGGAGCCGGAGACCAATCGGTAGGTTTAGTACCAAGTTCGATTTTAAGATTTCGGTAAGAAACAGATCCAACACTAGTTGATGATATACCAACATAAAGAGCCAAATAATTATACTCGGTGTGAGATGTATCAAATTTTTCTGACATTTTAATCGGTGCAGAATATACTCTTGTCCATTCTGATGAATTTATACCAGCCGTATTTTGCCATATACTACCGCTTAAGGCGCCATATATCCTACTACCTTCTGTAATATTTCCGGATGCTTGAGATTTATATGCCTTATTTGTTGTAAATAACTGAACACAACAAGATCTTAACGAAACAGAATCGCTCTTTTTAACGTCAAAAGAAATAACTATATCTTTAGAATAAATATCTGATTTGGCTAACGTGAACCAACCATTCGCACGTTTAAAAGTTCCGGTTGTTGTGTTGGTTGCCGTCATAACACCATCAGAGATCACCACGTTGTCTGTGCATGACCAATTTGACCACGTTCCTGTGTCGTGAACAACGTTCCTCCCACCAATATCAATTTCAGAATTCAAAATCTGACTTGCGCCGTCTCCGCTAATAGAAGCGCCACTGTTAATTGTGAGTGATGTAGCAGTTAATGCTCCTGTAATGTTTGCACTATTAGCATATAAAGCACCCGTTTTAGTAACACCAAAATTTGCTCCTGCTGTAAATACCCAACCAGAGATAGAACCAGATCCGCCTATTGACTTCGAGCTAACCGATCCGGTACATAACATTGCTGAATTTTCAGAACCCCATATTCCCGTCTTTATATCGTTTGATTCAATGTCCCAGCTAGCAATTTTTCCACTTGCAGCATAGATCGCTCCAGTATTAGTAACACCAAATTTACTTCCAACTGTAAACCTCCAATCAGAACCTTGTCGTCCTGCTATAGAAGTGTTGGAACCTAAATTCTTAGTTGCTAAGTACATACTATTATCGGAGCCTAATGTTCCACTCGAAATTTGTTGAGAAGCAATTGTCCATCCTGAAGAACCACCAATTCTACCAGTATCGGCATTAATAACACCAGTAATATTAGCACCTGTGGCCGTTAACACACCAGCGGTTGATAACGTAAATTTAGCAGAAGAAGAAGCATAAGCTCCAATTCCGCTAGATGTCATCGTCATTCCAGTTTTTGATTCAGAATTATAAGTTGTTCGTTCCGAATTGGTAGTGATATACTCATCACCGATTGTCCAACCAGCAATCTTTCCTCCGTTTGCAACGATCAGACCTTGAAAGTATCCATTCGTTGTATAAATGCCGTATCCTTCTGGATTAATCGAATTTATAGCAGGAAGTCCACCTAACTTACCTATTCGAACTTTAGGATTAGCACCATCTGCTCCATTAAAGATATCGATATATGAATATTTATTTCGTTTATTGGCATTACTAGCATTATATTCAGAATGATCTATTCCGTAGGACGTCATGTAAATACCAACTTTGTTGTTGCCTCCTACGCTGTACATCATCACGGTCCCGTCAGAAATTGTATAAGAACCGGTCACAGTAGGCAAAGTAGCAGCTTTACAAGTAATACTAAACGTTATTCTTCCAGATGAAGAGTTCATATTCGCGGTGAGGGTTCCATCACAAGTTCCCAAAATATAAGAATTAGATCCTTGTGTGATTTTACCAGTAATCTTAATTTTTGATCCAGATGTCCAAGAATGCCCAGCAAAAGCATCAGACGTAATATTAGTACTATCTACAATATAACCTGCAATTACGCCATTAGATATAGAACTAATATAAAACGTACTGCCTTCTGTTATCATAATTGTTGGTGCAACGAAGAAATCACCACCTAAATTCTGAGTAGATACAATGTTCCAAACATTTGATTGGATCTCATCAGTTTCAATAACACCATTTCTATTATTAATATTTCCAGAATTTGTAATGTTTCCTGTGTTTGTAATACTATTAGACGTAATATTAGTTGAAGTAAGATTTGTGTTGTTTATTGTTGGTGCCGTAAAAGTGGACCCGTCTGCCTTAATCGTACTTCCGCTTAAAAGAACAGTTCCGCCGTTGTAATTTAAATTCAAAGTACTTGTAGCGGAGGCGTTTTTCGCAATTATTTCGTCGCCATCAAATTCAATATGCAGTCCGGTTAAACTACCTACAGCCAAAGGAGCATTGGATGGAGTTGAAGTGCCGCTAATATCAGTCGTGCTTGTGATAACTAACTGATTGGTTGTAGTTTTTCCGCTAACACTTAAATTTCCTGTAAAACTAGCAGTTCCACTAATATCGATATCTCCACAATATAATTTCCCAAGGAGTCTTGAACTTCCAAGGACTATTAAATCTTTTGCTTGCATTTAATTTAAGACCCCTTTCTATAAAAATAGAAGAGGAGTAATTAACTACTCCTCCATAAAGCTAAAAATTTCTATATCATTAAACTCAAGTGCCGTATCGTTAGGAAGTCCCTCAACAAAAGAATCCATATCGATCGTATGAATGTCGTACTCGCTCTTTTCGCCCAATAATTCCTGAAGTTTATTATTTAATTCCTGAACTTTATCGTTGTATTCGTCCATAAACTCATCATTAACTTTTCTGATCTCACGACCTTCGTCATCTGTTTCAACATGAGATTTATCTTCATTGAAATATTCTTCCTGAAGTTCTTTTATTAACTCCTGTCTAAACTCCTCAAAATTTTGTACAGTTGGACTTAAAACCGACATGTTTTTCTTTAATGCCCATCTTACTTTGATCGGGATGTCTTTAACTTTTTCTGCATTTCCAAGAATTTCATTAATAGCTGCAACAACGTTAACTACTTCAATATTGTAAAATTCTTTCTTCATAATGTCCGTTTCTCCTTTTAAAATTTTTTGTTAATAATTATATAATAAGGCTTTTCGTCTCCAAAAAGTCTCCATCTTAAATAATCGTCCACAATTATGCAAATGCCAGATAAAACAAACCAAGCAATTGCAAAAGGAATACATATTTGGCCTCCCACATAATTAAAAGGCACTTTACTATAATCCCATATAGCCATTTTATTTACTATGTTACATTGGTACCCAACAACACATTCGATTAGAAGCACCAATAACATACCAACAAAGCATTGTAAAATAAAATCGGTATCCATGTCGAATAAATTGTTAATCAAGCCAATCAATACTCCAATAATACCGCCTATTATAAACATAAGTGGATGTGTAAAATGTGTTTTATATAAGCTTTCAAGTATAAAATAGATAAAACCATATACCATAAATAAAACAAAACTTTTAGATAAATGTTCAATTGCTAGAATCACTTTCGCTTTCATCATCATCACCATCCAAGTCATGCAATGCGGCCATTGTTTCCGAAATAATATCGGACACAACTCTAGCGTACTCTTCAGGAAGAGGCATACCATATTCAATGCCTTCCAACTCTTCTTTCGTAGATAATGTATTAATATACATATGAAGCTGATTAGTATATGTTGTTATCGAGATAAGTCTAACAATCATTGTTGTATAAATCGTTGCTATTTGCTTTGCAGTATAAAACTTACATGTTTGACCATCTGAATGGTATGGTAAAACAGTAATCGTTGGATACATCTTTGACATGATATAAAGCTGTAAAAGGTTTATCTGATCTTCTGCCTTAAATGAAAAACTTTGTGGCGTTCCATCTATTTCAACAATAGTACCAGCATAGATATCAAGTTTGCAATCTGCATTAACCTGCTTTGTCACGTATTCTCTATACTCTTCTAGTGTCATTGCTTCTATGTCTATATTATCGCTAATAGCGTCTTCAATTCTTTTGACTTGCTCTTCTAAAGATGATTTTCGAAGCTGAACTTCTAAGCAATCAGCAAAGACATTTTCGTGCTGCACATATACTTTACCAAGATATGAAATAAAAGAAAACGTGTCGTAAAGAGTATATTCTCCTACCAACACGTTTGATTGAAATATTTCTATTTTATTAATTTCAGAAAATACAGTTTTAACTTCTACTAAATTATCTGTCTGAAGTTTAAGAACTGGATTTTCTACAAAGCCAGCACTACTCCATTCACATAACTTATACATTTGACCATTTTCGCCATTAATCCGTGCTTGAATGATCATTAACTATCGCCTCCTTAAATTTCATAAATCTGATTGGCTTCGATGTGTCCTTCAAATACTTTTGCGATACTATCGTTTTCAATAAAACCATGATAGTTTGTGGTAAAATAAGAATCTGTCTCGTTCGGAGTCCACATACTATCTTTTTCACCAGCATATAACTTTATCCATTCTACATTAGCGGTTCCAGTTACTGTAGTAGATCCTTGCTGGCCATTGTTATTTGAAGCATATACTCTACAAAAGCCATGGCCCGCTCCACTTGTTTGAGAAGCCATGTTTGAAGTAGCGGTAAAAGTTTTTTTATAAATCCCATCTTCAGCAATTGGAATCCAACTACTCATATTATAACTTCCACCAGAATGATAAAAATTAATACTTTGTTTCTCACTAGAAGTAATAACTTTAGCTATTATTGTATATTTATTGCCAGATACTAAACTTTCAGAAAAATTAAAATCAGCTATATTATATGAAGTATGCGATTTTCCAGAATCTTTTAACGTATCAATAAGCAAATTTTTATCAATCGGATCCATGCTAGCGGTTACCACTCCATTTTTTGCAATATTAACACTCATCCTTCAACCACCTCTGCAGAATATAAATTTCCAGCATTGTCTATGCTAGCTGAAACACTATATAATTCCTTTACATCATCTGCCGATAGAGCAGTTGCATAAATTCTGAAATCTGAATAATAAGACTTATTACTTCTCCAAGCATTGCCTGCTTTGGAGAAGCCTATTACTAATCCTTTCATAGAACATAATGCCATATTAGACCCCATATCAATAGTAGAACCAGCAGCTCCATCTTTATATACTCGACCGTATCGTCCGTCATAAACAATAGCGTAATGATGCCATTGATTAGCAGTAAAATCGATGTTAACAGATTTATGAGTGGTGTTGTCAGAGCCGTTAATGTCTACCCTACTATCCCGATGATTCATTGGGCAATTTTGATAATCCGCTCCTGCATTTGCCCCGATATCATTATTTGTTAAACTAAATTGCCCCTGTTGTGTATTGTTTCTATATCCGGCAATAGGTTTACACCAAAATGCTACTGTTAAGTATTGTGGGGTTACTAGCGAGCAATTACCATAAATATAACGAGTTCCAGAAGCAGTACTCGTTGTGTTATTGTCGCTATTGATAAAAGTAGCTGCGTAATATTTTGGAGTATCGCTTGTATAGGTTATTTCGCCTGCCGAATCATACGACCATTTCGTTCCATTATTACGAAAACCCGAACAATCATATTCGGTTGTTCCGTTGAGTCCCATTGTGTCTGCAAGAGCATCAGAAGAGTTTGGACACCATGGGGTTGCGATGGAGCCTTCCTCTAATTTAAAATTAGATATTGTAATTGCTCCCTGACCAGATGTAATCGAACGAGCTACATCATCCATAAAACAAATATATACAGTTTCTCCATTAGCTCCAGTTGCGGCGGCTTGAGTTCCATAAGTCATTGTAAATGTTAAAGAACATAAGCCATTGTGATCAAGATTTAATACTCCCATTGCGGTATTACTTTGAGCGTATAATGGAAAACGATAATAGCTACCGCTTAATAAACCATCTACTTTACAACTAATAGTATAAATTGCATTTGCAGTTAATTGTTTCGTAGTAAATAATCTAAAATATGTATCTGCATTTTCCGTGGCAGGAATTGTTATTTTATAATCTCCTAACCAAGTAGTTCTACCACCCGCCGCAGTAGAAGTTGGTGCTGCTTGTCCAGGTACTACATAACGAGAAAGAAGATTTTCATTCCCAAATCCCCCTCTATTCAACAGATAATGAAGTACAAGTCCCTTTGCAAGTTCTTTAACCTCTTTTTCTGAAAGTGCATGATCATACCATCTGAAATCATTCATCTTGCCATTCAATACTGTTGAACCAGTTCTTGTGCCTCGACCTAATTGTGCATATATCCAAGTTCTTGACAATCTATCTGGAGTCATATCTCCACTTGTTCTTTCAGCTAATTTTTCTCCATTTTTATAGCAGTAACAATTACCATTCTTAATAACCACTGCAATATGACACCATTGTTGATTCGGCACATCAAGTGTTGTGTTGAAATCTGGATTTCCTTGCCAATATACTCTTAATTTATTTCCAGTTGTTTTTTCAATTGAAAAACCCCAGTCTGATGCAGGTGTAGTTGCAATATAAATAGACCTGTCTCCTGCATCATTACTGTATGCCCAAAAACATATTGAAAAATCACCTTTTTGTAATTGTGGTAAAATATCCCCATCTATTCGTATTCCGTCATCTGAACCATCAAAACTATAACATTTACCAATTTTACCATTATTATCAACCGTGGCACCAGTATTTGTTACAACAACATTACTTAATCCTTGATTATCTAAGGTCCCATTAAGAGGGAGCCATACTTGTAAACTCATAAATACAACCCCCTCCTAAATAAAAACAAAATCTAATGATTTATTTGTACTGTTGTATTGCAATTTAACCGCATTATCAACAACATAACTTTTACTATACGTGTCTCCTTCTACTTCAAACCAAGCAGGAGTTGCGGAAGTACCACCAATTACTTTCAACCCAGCTGGAGTACGATAACTATCTTGATCTGTATATATTAAATGAACAGGTTGAATTCCAGTATTTTCTTGGAACGTAATTCTAGGATTTGTTGAACTCGCTGTCATAGTAGCGTTGGTGGTTCCACCTAAAACTAATTGATGGAACGGGTTAGCGGAAGACCCAAGAGTTACAGTGCTATTACCAAGAAGGTTGCCAGTCATAGTTCCGCCAGCTAGTTTTAAATATGTACTGTTAATAGGATTATTATCACTATCGTTCGTAGCTTTGGTTGCCGATGTAGCATTACCAGTTAAATCCCCGTCAAAAGTAGCTGCTTTTACGGTTACCCCAGAAGTAGTTCCTTTTCTATTACAAAAAATATATCTGGTTATTTGAGTAGCATTATTGGAGACGGATCCTCCTTTTACATCTCTATAGTTAATATAAACGGTATCATTTGTAGAAGATCCAGCCTCAGTACTATTAGCACCAATAGTTACTTCGCTTCCGCCATGAGCAATCAAATTATTGGCATTTTCGGCTGTTGCTGCTGAAGTAGCATTAGTTGCGTTGGTTACAGTTTCATTTCTATACCATGGACGATATGCCGTTAGTGTTGATTGAACTGTTTCTGGAAGACCAGTTACCAGTTCAATAGTAAATAATCCTTCCAAATTATCAACTTGTCTAAAACCATTTGTAGCGTGAACAACATCAACTCCAGAATACTGTAATGCCGGTACAGCAATCCATAAATGATTCGCAGAATCGTATCCAAAACTAACAGAAATATAGTTAGTAGTAGAAGCGCCAAGTATCACAACAGCAGGGCACTTCCAAAAGTTATCACCATAATTATATCCGCTTATTTGTAAGTCATATGCTTTATATTCATGATATAGTCTAACTACAAAGCTTAACATCCAACTAGTAGTTGAAGTGATACTAATCTTATAATATTTTCCATTATTATTTCTATTTAAATTACTATAATGTACGTATGGAACAAAAGTCTTTAACCGATTATCAATCTCAGTTTCAGTATAATACCGATCGTCATGAGTATGAGAACTTGGAGGCATAGAAGTAGGAAAATCACTAATTTGAGATTTTGTAATACTAATATCTCCAAAAGTAGCAGATACTTTACCATCAGTTTGGCTAAAAGCAGTTAAAGTTTTGCCAACGCCTGGTGTTGTGCTATTTAAATTTCCGTCCAAAGCACTAATCGCACTAGCAACCGCTTTACCAGACATACCATTTGTAGACGTAGCACTATAAGTATCCGTAATCGTTGGAATCGTAAGAGTAGCCCAAGTTGGAGCAGAATTAGAGCCATTTGACTTCAAATACTGGCCACTTGTTCCAGATGCTGTCGGAGCATAGAATGAAGCAGTTGAAGAAGCCTTAGAAGATCCGTTTAATGTTACTGCAGTGCCTCCAGCATAAGTATTTGCTTCTGCCGGAATACCGTTTAAAAAATATACTGGTTTCGTAGTGCTACCAGAACTAATAAGATTACCGTTCGAATCTGTTAATGTTGTTGCTCCTGTTACAACGGATCCTGTAATATTTACTTCAAACGTGCTTGTATCGCCATTAGCTTTAGTAAGAGTAAAAGTAGTTGATCCTCCTGTAGTGCTAGCTGTGATTCCAGTAATAGCTCCTTTACTAGCAACTTCGACACTTTGGTTTGCTGTGCTGCCATCATAACTGGTATCTGTAGGTGTAGAAGTGCCAGCATAAACTCTAAGCTTTAAAGCATTTGGATTCTTAATAGAACCAATAGCTGATTTTATAGTAGAAACAGATACTACATCACTCGTCGTTCCATTAATAGTTTTAGTAATTTTAGCATTAGTACTATCATAAGCAACATTAGTAACAGCTGTAGATTTTGGAGCATAATATGAAGTAATAGTATTGCCGGATCCATCTTTTGTTGCCTTACCACTAATGTCAATCGCCCAAGTTCCAGATGCACCAGTACCAGTTTTTGTAACTGTGTATTCTGTGTAATTATTAGAATCTAATAATTTAAACCAATCATTCCAAGTAGTAGTTTCACCAGTTCGTCTAAAAATTCCATAATTATTAAATGCAAATTCATGAGATCTTCCGCCTGAATTATTATCCCAGCCTCTTAATCCTATAAGATAAGAATACGTATTATCGTTTACTGGAATATCTATTTTAGTATTTTGTTTTAATCCTTGAAATATTATTTTATTAGCATAATCGTTAGGAGTAGTTGCGACGGATCTATTATCGCCAACCGTGCTTAATTTTGACGTTTTCGTGGTTATACTCCATCCATTTGTACCATCAGAACTTGCAGAGCCTGTTGTGTCTCCAGTTAATGATATCGTTCTAGCTGATGAAAACTTTGTGGCAGTAGTTGCCGAGCCTGCGGATGTGGCGGTCGTAGCAGAAGTAGCAGTTGTAGCAGAAGTAGCTGTTGTAGCCGATCCAGCACTCGTAGCATACGTCGCAGTAGCAGCATTTCCACTAATACTACCATTAATAGTATTAACAAACCTAGCATCTCCATTTACAATAAGGCTTCCTGCAATAAGTTCATCAGAATTTATGCTTTCCGCAGTGGTTGCTCCTGTAAAACTAGCATCGTCTATTTTAGCATATGTAGATGTAATGACATTACCAGAAGCATCTTGAGTAGCTTTGGTTGCGGTCGCAGCATTTCCGGTTATTGAGTCAACTGTTAATACTTTTGTAGAAGGATTATACTTGAAATTATCATTATAAACGGGAGTTCCATTTGTGCTTGCATGAGAGAACCATACATATCTACTAGAATTTCCAGTTGCGTTCTGAATTCCGCTGTATATAAAGCCGGCAGCTTTACTAATAGTTACATTATTACTAAACGTATTAGCCCCGCTAAACGTATTTGTTGCACTATTTGTGTTTGTGCCGGCTAACTTCATATAAGTAGTAGTAATATCCGATCCGTTCTTATCGTTAATTGCTTTAGACGCAGTTGCAGTTAACGTTCCAGTAATAGTAACATTACCGTTTACTGTACCTCCAGATGTTGAAAGGTAAGCGCCATCAGCAACACCATTTTCAATCATACTTTGGATCGACGTTCCATTGATAGTAAGTCCATTAGCTGTACTAATATTAATAGAATTAGCATAGATAGAACCATCTTTGTTTACTCTAAACAGATATTGCCAATCAGAAGCGATTGAAGGTATAGTGCTAGCATGTTTTCTGATATATAAGAAATTCTGGCTTACAGTTTCGTTATAATATCTAGTATCAGAAGTATCTAAGATCGGAGAGGTCATTCCATAGTCGTAATAAGTATTATTATACTTAGGATAGGTTATCTGAAGTCCTCCTCCGCCTAAAGGAGTTGCGTACCATTGTGTATTAATACTTCCTCTAGAATTATTAGTTTCACCATTATGGATTTGGAAATCGCCATCTTGAATATAAGCAGTACCATTTCCAACAATGCTAGCCATCGTATTATTATCAGCATCTTCTGTGTTACCAATTTCCCAATAGTTACCACTGTCGTCACCAATAGTACCAGAAGTAGCAATAATTTCACCATTTAAATATGCTTTTCCAGTTGTTGATTGTACTCCAAAATTAGGAGTATAAATATTACCATCTGTTAAATTAAAGAATGATCCGCCAGCAGAATATGGAGAATTAGCATTAGAAGAAGCTTGATAGTTCAAACTTTTAATGGAATCTGTAGCAAGCTGTGCCGTAGTTACGGAATTTGCATATATTCGTCCACCATCAATATAAGTATTATCAGAAGACGACACCCATTTTGATGCATAAGTTTGGCTATTTAAAGCTCTTACCGTTGAATATGTTTTATTGCCACTTATTGGAGTATATTCCTCACAAGTAAAGAAATATGCATTCCGTTTTGGCAATGGCATTACATAAGTCCAAGTATTATCTGTATTATTAGCGGTACCAATGGTCGTACTTGCACTTATAGTTGGCGTAGAATTGCTAGTTGATCTGTAATAACAAGATACTGTTGCTTTTACTGCCGTGTTTACAGATGTTTGAACGGCTGCAGCCGCGCCTTTGGAATCATATGCATTATTTAAATTAGATTCAGAAAGTCGTCCTGTACTAAATAACGCAGCACCGTCAATATCTACTTTACTTGCTTGGATCTTAACAGCACTTCCACCAGATTCTTCAACAGATGCATTAATAGCGGCAATAACTCCAGATTTTTCTACTCTTAAAGCAATATTATCAGCGTTCTGTTTAATAGCTGATTTAATTGTATTAGTAGCAGTAGTTCCATCTGGTTTAGTATAAGTATCAGTATTTGCCACTAATGATACAATACTATTAGCTGTTTGAGTGATACTGGATTCTGCAGAACTAAGTCTAATTAGTTCCGTACTATCCTGAATTCTCCAATAACTGCCGTCATATACGAATGACATAGTTGCACCAGCAGGCCACTTGTATTCGCTTTCCGACAACGCTGCCGTACCAGTATAAGCTTTTATTGTTTTAGCGCCAGTAGAATTAATATTTAAAGTTGGTGCAGTAGCAGTATTTGCATTAGTAAACTTAACAGTGATCGTTGCACCTGTATATAATGCCCAACCAGTAACAGAAGGTGTGATAGTAGCAGTTTTTGCTGTTGTATTACCACTAGTAGTTGATATTGCAAACTGACTAGCTAACTTTTTGGTTGCATCATTAATAGCCGCTGTCTGAGCATCTGAAGCTTTACCATCCGCATAACTTTGTGTTGCGAAATTACTATCATTTGTAAGATCAGAAGTTTTAGTTGGAATAGACGCCTGAGTTGCATATGTTTCAGAAACAGATGTGGTTATCTCATTTGCTTTTTGGTTAATCGCAGAGTTCATCTGAGCAGTCGTAGAATAGTTTGACATATCGTTCTTAGTTTGATATGTATTACTAACTGTTGTTTTAAACCCATCAAGATCGTTCTCAGTGGTAGTCATTCGATGCATGATGTCACCGGTTTTAGTAGTTCCATCTGCATTCGTGCCAAGAGTTTGTATAAGCTGAGATAATTTCGTGCTATTTCCAGTAGCTGTTTGAGAAACACTATTTACTGTATTGCTAAGAGTTGTAACGGTTGATTCGTCCGCTTTACTGTTTACAGTTTCTGTTAGTGTTGTAAAAGTAGAACTATGCTCGTCTACTGTGTCTTTAACATCTTTAAATGTTGTAGATTGGAAGGTTGTAAACTCAGAAGCCGGCAATGCTTCTTGAGCTTTCTTCATTGCTTCTGTTGTGGCTTGATCATAAACCACATCAGACCACTGATAAGCGCCGTCTCCCTTTTGCTGCTGATAGCAATAATAATAATAGGGATAGCTAGAATTATACACTGGAACAACAAGATTCCATTTATTATAAGAGTCGCTTCCACTAGCGCTACTATTAGTAATCTGAGCCGTTGGCTTGGTTGGTGCAGTTGTATTGGCTTTGGTAAACCATAACTGAACACTAGATTTAATATTTGCATTCGCTGTATTTTGAGCAGTGACTGCTTTTCCATCTGCTGTAGCAGCATCAGCGACTCCTGTTCTAGCTCTTTCTTCTGATTCAGTTGTTGCTTGATCATAAATTACAGCAGACCAATCAAAAGTATTATCAACAAATTTGTATTGCCAACAATAGTAATAATAAGGATATGCTGCTGAATAAGTAGGCACAACCGTTCGCCACCCATTACCAGATGTTGAAGTAGAAGTTATTTCTGAAGTTGGCTTACTGGGAGCTGTTGTATTAGCTTTAGTAAACCATAGCTGAATTGACGATTTAACAGTTTTGTTTACAACACCACTAAGTGACGTATGGTTCTGCCTAATGGTTTCAAGCCCTTCATCGGTCTCATTAATCCAAGTAGTTGTCTCAGATTGAAACGTTTGTAGATCTGAAATATCAGAAAGGGCAGCCGTAACATCACTATCTTTAATCAGAATCCATTTATATGAACTAGTGACGTTATCGTATGCAAATCTATAACAGTATCCATCTTCGTCTGCTGCTGAATTTACAACATAATAAATATCACCAACATGAGAAGCCATCTGAGCAGAAGTCCAGTCAGAAGCCGGATAATTTAATAAAGTAGGAACAACAGTACCAGTAAAAGTTTCAATCGCACCGTCTATTCTTTGATTAAGATTGGTTTCAAGACCGTCAATATATGCTTGATCGTATAACGCTACTTGAGTTCCATCTTTATAATAAGCTTTGCTCGAATTTACAGTTGTATCGTTTGTCGCCGTAAAGGTCCCATTTTGATACTCATACCAACCTTCTGTTTTTGGATTCTTACCAGAGTATCCAGTAGAATTTTTACTAACGAGTTCATATCCACCAAGAACTGGCTGACCGTTTAATTTTTCAACGATCAAATTATTAGCTCTTAAATTAGCGACATTAATATCATTTGCATCAATCGTGCCAGCTGTTAATTTATTTGCTGAAACACCAAGTATTTGAGCATCGGTAATAGCAGCGTCTTTAATTACACCATTAGTAATCCATGCATTGTTAACATTAGCAAGATTGATCTGAGCGTAATTAGCAGATAAGCCATTAACATTTGCATATCCAATCTTGGCGTTATCGATCTCACCATTTGTAATATGGGCGTATTTAGTGGTAAGATTTTCAACATTAGCTTCTCTTATACTTGCATTATCAATGTAACCATCAGTAATATGAGCATATTTAGTTGTTAAGTTTTCAACATCCGCCTCTTTGATATCGGCATTATCGATATAACCATTTGTGATATGAGCATAATTAGCATTTAAACCGTTAACATCTGCGTGCCCAATTTTAGCATTATCAATAACGCCACTGGTAACGTGAGCATAATTAGCATTTAATCCATTAACATCGGCATAGCCAATTGTAGCATTTGTTATAACACCATTCTCAATAGCTGCGTAATGAGTACTTAAGTTATTTACATTAGCTTGATCAATTGTAGCAGTAGTAATAACGCCATTTGTGATAGAAGCATAATGAGTACTTAAATTATTTACATTAGCTTGATCGATCGTGGCATTATCAATTGCGCCGTTTGTTATATGAGCATATTTTGTAGTAAGATTATCGACATCTGCTTCTCTAATTTTAGCATTATCGATATGACCATTTGTAATATGTGCATAATTAGTGCTTAAATTATTAACATCGGCATCATCAATTGTAGCATTGGTAATAACACCGTTTGTAATAGCTGCGTAATGAGCATTTAAATCGTCTACATCAGCATAACTAATTGTAGCATTAGTTATAACGCCGTTTTCAATTGCTGCGTAATGAGCATTTAAATCGTCTACATCGGCATAACTAATTGTAGCGTTGTCGATAACGCCGTCTGTTATATGAGCATAGTGAGCTTCTAAATTTTGAACATCTGCATAATCAATTTCAGCATTATCAATTACACCATTTGTTATGTGTGCATAATTAGCATTTAATCCATTAACGTCAGCATAACCAATTGTAGCATTATCGATTACACCATTTGTAATATGAGCATATCCAGCTTCTAACGTTTCAGTGTCGACATATGTAGATTCAATAGTACCAATTCTAGCTGATTGTGCTGTGAGTTCACCATTAATGGTAACATTATCCGCTTCTAAATCTTCTATGCTAGCTTCATGTGCTGTTAGAGTGCCATTAATGGTGGCGTCTGCTGCTTCTAACGAATCAATACTAGCTTCATGTGCTGTTAGAGTGCCATTAATGGTGGCGTTGTCCGCTTCCAGATCTCCAATTCTTGCAGTAGCGGCAGATAAATCTGTAATACTAGCATACGTTGCATCTAAATTATCAGCATGTAAATAAGCAAGAGCTTGACTAGTAAATTCGCCAGTCGTTGGATCAAATCTAGCATAGTTAGCTAATTCAGTAAAAAACTGAATTCCTTCTGCTGTAAATTCGGCTGCTGGTTCCCCATCTGCATAAATATAAGTTCCTTCCCCGCCATAAACGGCTAAGACGTCTTTCCCATCTCGAACGTATACACCATCAGCTTTAATAAGAACATTAAAGTTATTGTCGTCGTTTTCGATCATTCCAATAACTAGACCTTCGTCTTCCTCACTAAGATCCATATAGTTTTTTGCTGTTCTTGCAGAAGCTGGACTTGTAATATTAGCTAATACAATCGCTTGATGGTTTTCGATGGTAACTAATACCCTATCTCCTTCTAAAACCTCTGTGCCTTCAACGATAGGAGTTTTAAGATCGTCTTCGGAACCATCTAAATGAACATAGGCTATTTTACTATCGTCAAGTTCATCATACTCAACACTTACGATTGTTCCATAATACATTGAAACTTTCTTTTCCGGTTTGGTGTTGATCGATTGCACAAATTCTTTAATTAACGTATCTCTCATATTCATTAATTAACCACCGTCCCATCCCATAATTCCGTAGTATAAGTAGCAGTAGCGTCGACCATGCAACCAGTACCACATTTAATAGATTGAGATGTGATTCTAGCTCTGATGTTTGTCAAACCAGCTCTTGTATAATTAAGTCGAACACAGGTTCCAAGCCTTACTTTTGGAACAAATCCATGAGTAAAGGTAACCGTATGCTCTAATGTTGATAGATCTTTTAACGTTTGTATTGCATACTCGTCAAATTCTTCTTTAGTTGGGTTTCCCGGAAAATTAGGCTTTGTTTCTCTTTTAACTACTCTTCTTCCTCTTCTTTGAATAGATACCTCACTATTTGGGTCGTTGTTTTCGACAACCGCATAATAATAATCGTTCGTGTCTGACGTGAACAACATCTCTAAAACATTAGGTATTCCATAAAGATCTCTTTTGTCTTTGATACTAGGACCAAGAAGCGAACTATTATTATCGGAAAAAGTATACATTGGCTGCATAGTTTTAAGATCTTTTATTTTATCAAAATATATACTACAATCATCTTCCAAAGCGAATTGATACCCCGCATTTGATATAAGATCTGTAGTATAAGAAAGCCACGTGTCATCTGTATCAGATACAAAATCTTGGGTCAATACATGGTCTAGTCCATCGTATCCAGACACTCTTCCCAATGGAGCTCTACAATTTTCTCTAACTATATCAAAAGCAGCGTTCAACGTTTTTATCCCCTTAAAAACAGTATAGCCCAACGGCGGAGGTACATCTTTCAACTCCAACAAAGGAGTATAGCAATCAATTGAAATATCCGAAGTTTTTCCATCGTAATTAAATTCGGGGGTTTGTGTTAAAAAAGTTCCTAAGCAAAAACGTTCTTTAATCCTATTTTGACGAGTTACTAAATAAACCCGAACATAACATTCTCCCAAATCTTCTGTACAATTCAAAGAAGCACTGCCAAGAGTTTCTTGTGAGGAATCTCTTGTAACAGTGCAACTCGTAATTGTTCGTATAGGTTCGGTTTCTCTCCAGGTGTTCGGATTCACTTTGTAAAATTCATAAGTCTGTTCCATAGACTTAGTCCAATCAGGCATAAAAGTTCCTCCTTCACCTTATTCTTCATTATCCGGATCGTATTCTGGAGGTCCTTCGACTCTTGTAACACTAATGCTTACAGGAATCGCAGGTTCGTTATGTGTTTGAGACCAATTAACTTGAACATTAGCCCAATAGCCTGTCCCAGAAGGCTCTCTAACATAGCAATCGCCCATAAAATTCGAAAGCCTTCTTAATTTAAATAATGTGTCTTTGTCTTGTTTATCAATGTCCGTGGACCAAGAAGCTGTTTGCCCTTTCTGAGTTCCATAATACGAAACCGGATGTTCTCTGCCAATATATTCGACCAACGATACATCTTGCTTAAAATCCTCGGAAGTATCGATATTCCAAGGAAGAACAAGCAACCCTTGCTGTTGCGATGGAACGATCATAGCGTCGTCTAGCAACAAATCCTGATCGGCGAACGATTGTGCCGCTAAGGTAATATCATTAAGTCTATAGTTTACCCAAGTTTCATTCCACTGAATTACTAAGGAATGAACACCCATTTCCTCATCTAGATAATCAATGTAATTGGCCTTCGCAGTATTAATCTTTCTCGCAACTATTCTATATCTAGCATAGTCTAATGCCGGATGAGGATCTGTAATACTTGTCCATCCATTATTTGGAATATTTGGACGAAGTAAGGTAAAACTGCCATCCGTTTCGATTCGATACACATCTAAAACAACATTATCAGATAAATATTCTGTATTTACATCGTCTATCGTAATGCCTTCTTCTATATCTCCACTGCCATCATCTTCTATGTCATCATAGCAATACGGAAGTATATACGCCATGTAATTATCCGGGTCTGGGGTAATAACAGCCAAAGGGAAAAAGTTAACAGAATCGCCTAAAGACACAGAAACTGTTTTCAAAGGAGCGATTGCTGATAACCCAGACTCCATATATGCTTCTAACTCAAAAGTATATTGCTCTCCAGACATTAAAGAAACATCTGTTGGATATAGAATTAATGTTTTTGTGTTTGAATCTTTGCTATCCGTGTCAACATCAAAATATTTTTGATAAATAATCTCATGCGAACCTACGGTGATTGGTTCTCCATACGCATTATACGTTTCGTATTCTTCCCCGGCATTAATTATTTTTAAATTGTAGCTAATAACTTTTTGAGACGCCGGCGTTGAACCCATGGTTACTGCAATTGGATATGATGTTATTTCATTAACCGGCTCCACGTCATAAATTGGATCTATGTCAGAGGGATTTTCTGGATCAATCGACCAACCGGTTCTTAAAGCAATCTGTGCTTCTGGGTTTGAATACACAGATATAGATCTAAGTTCAGACCAATCTCCGTATCCTTCGTTTCCATATTTATAAGCAATACGTAATCCAAGTTGAGTACTTGGTTTTATGTGACTTTTAATATGATCAAAATCAATAGTAAGCACATTACCGCTTATAGAATAAGCATCAGAATCTTGAGCTAAATGCATGCCACGAGTTCTATTTATAAATATAGTAACATACGTATATGCCGTATTTATAATCGGACTATTTTGTAACTCAACAGATACCGTTGATGTGGCAGATTGTATCGATGGAGTAACTATATCGAAATTTTCAACCGCATCTTTTAATTCTTCAGTATAAACACCTTTAGTACGTACTTTCCAACGAATAGTATCGCCATCCATAACCGTGTAATTTCCAATAGTAGTTAAAGACAAAGGATAAAATACTGTTTTATTATCATTAGTTTCATCCAAATCATCAAGCCACGGATTCGGAACGTCAATGTACTGAGCAGTTAATAAATCATCATCGGTAACGTTAAGGTTTGCATAAAGTGCAATTTGTGCATTAACCTGATTTGATCCATCTTGTGTATTATGAACCCAATATAAATTAACTTCTTCCCCAAGCCTTGCGGATGTTTTACTCGAATATGTCGATGGCGGCCCTGGGGATTTTCCAAGAATCTGTTTGTAAATGTCGCTCCAAGGAGAATTTCCAAAGCTTCCACTTTTAGCTCTTATCCTAAACCAATAAACGTTTCCTGGTTCAAGATTATTAACAACATGTCTTACTCTGTGCGACATACTCGTTCTATCTTCTTCATCCCACGTTTGTGCCTCTGACATTCCAGAGGTCGTTATTAACTCGGTAGTATCTAAATAGTCTTTTCTTGTAGCCCATTGCACTTCATAGCCTTCTACATAGCCTAGAACGTCAAACCACAGTCTTACAGCTTTTGAATTCTCTGTTGTTACAGAAAAGCTAGTTGGTTTTGCCGCAGCCGCATAAACGTTCGCCGACCAATCTGATTGTTCACTATTATATCCAAGATGCGAATTATTGTTTATAGCGGTATATCGGTAATAAAATCCAGGTTCTATTGCCACTGTCCAAGCAGCCTTTTGTGTTGAACCGTTGTACCACAAATACGAATCGTTACGATAGTTCGTTTGAACTTCAGATCCATCAAAATTGCTATAAAATTGAAACAGACTTATAACTAATCTATCCGTTCCTTTTTGTAATTCCGCAGGGGTTATCTGCGAGGATATGGTAAGATTATTTCCAACTAGAGTATGAGAAAGTGTTGGTTTAGCAGGAACATAATCAGAAGCGGCCGATATGTAAATGGTCTTTACATTTTTGTCGCTAACCGTTGGAGGTTTCTTACCTTTTTTTTCGTAAATAACTTTTACTTTTAGAGTTACAGAGCTAGCATTCGATGGGACTGAATAAGTCGCAGTACCAACATTCCAGCTAGTAACCGACGTGTATGGCGGTGTATAAGGGTTTTTGACTCCTGGAACTTTATAAGACCAATAAAGACGATACTCTTTAAAATTGTATGCCTCTTTTGTTTTCTTTTTATGTTTATAAGTTACATGAACAAATTTTTGAGCAATTGTATTCCAAGTCGCCCAAACAGTTGTTCGTGCCGGTTCTTCAAGTCTTAAACTTAAATTACTTATATCATGATTTGCCATCTATCACGCCCTCCCTTCTACAACAGCAGCATGAGCGAGCATGCCAATAGCAGTCGCAATGTTCGAACCGTCGTCGTACGTAATGCCATTTAAGTTATATACATTAGCTGGCTGCTGGTTATTAAGATTATTTGCAAGATTGTTAATCGCCGAAAGAACAGGATCGGTCCTATTTTGACGAGCATTCATGGATGCCGCAATCTGATTTGCATTAAGTGATCCAACCGATAAAGTTCTTCCGTTGAGCATTCCGTTAATGGTGTTTGCTCCTGCTTCGACATTGCTTAAGTCAAGCACAGGTCTGATTGTAGGCGTGGAGTCAATTCCATCGGTCAACGACGAAGACATCTGAGCAAGTGCTCGTTTAGCACCTGAGTTAACAGATCTACCCATTGAAGCACCAGCGTCAAACAAATCAGAGGATTTGGAATCAAATCCATTAAGAAGACCTTGAATCGAGTATAATGCGTTCTTAAACATTACTCGTGACGGAGATTGAATCTTTTGACCGGCTCTATATCCCTGATCAACTTTTTCGCCAAGTTTATAGCCTTTTCGATACATATCATCCATCTTTGATTCAAGACCGTTAAGTATACCATTCGCAGAATCAATTGCGGATGATCTAAATTTACTATAAACAGAGCTAGAACCAGCACCAGAAGCTGCGGATTTCATTACATTCGTTACAGTAGACTTAATAGACGATTGCTTTTTATAGAAGGATTTACCCCAAGTATCAGCCGCTCCCTCTGCGCTAGATTTCATAGTAGCGTTCGAAGAAGTGTTGTCTACTTTAACTTCGTTTTTAACTTTTGTCTTTTTAACTACTGTTTCTTCTTTTCCAGTATCTTTTCCAACGTCTTTGGTTATCTGATCTGCTTGGTCTTTAGCCTCTTGTGCTTTCTTCGGAATAGCATCGAAATTGGCATTATCCTCAACAGATTTTGTCATCTGCTTAGTGAGGGTTGCCATGTTTTCGCTACCAAGTTTGGATTCTAACTCTTTATATCCCTCAGAACCTTTATTACCCAAAACAGAAGTCAAATCGATTCCACTATCAAAAGCATTTGTGAAATTAATACCATCAAGTCGTGCGGAATCAAGAGCGCCACTTTCGTCCATGAATCCCTTTAAGCCATTGGCTATAAAATCCATGCCACCTTGGCCGGACCAAGTGTCAGAAGCCCCCTTAATAAAGGACATTACTCCAGAACTACCAGCGTCATAATTCTCTTGATCAGTTTCCTCTTTCGATTTGCCGGTTACAGTTCCTGGAATAAGACCATTTCCAGGAATTAAAGAATCGACACCTGGAGTTGGAGCGGCAGTATCTTCAGATGGCGGAGTTAGAGACTCTTGCCAGTTCTTCATGCTTTCCTTGTTCTTTTCGGTCTCTTTGTCGATATCTTCGGAGGCATCCAACTTAGCGATCATGTCGTCACGATATTGATCTGCTTTATTTTTCCAATCGTCGGCCCATGTCCAATTAGTTCCGAATAAACTATTTACACTATCTTGTATCCATCTTAGTAGTTCCGTTACAATTTCAGCCGCAAGAACGATTAAACCAGAAATAATAGCCCTAACGCCCGTAGCAATATCTCCGCTATGTGCCATTAAAGCTCGGCCAAGAGCAATCATACCTTTACCAAGCATGCCAACAAGCATGTCTATTGCTCCTGGAAGTATAGTATCAATGACACCTAATAAAGTAAATATGCCAGCAACTAGCAACAATTTGCTCTTAGGAAGAAATTCCAACAACGCTTTCGAACCGCCGGTAAATAAAGACGAGAAAAGAGTATACGCGGCTTTAGAAAATAACACTTTCTTAGCAATAATGGCCCCTAATACAATTCCAATTACAGCAGTAACTCCAGCGGCAATAGTAGCGGCATTATCTCTAAGTTTCTCGCTAAATGCTATAAATCCTGTAATAAACGAGTCTAATGCCGGTCCAAGAGCTCCAATTGCAGCTACTACTAAATATAAACCGACACCAAAACCGGCCATCACAACGCCCAAACCAATTAATGCGATACCAAGACTTGCTAATCCGGGAGCTATCATGCTTCCAAGCAAACCAAATGCAAGTAATGCCACCATTAATATTCCAAGAGCGATTCCAACAGCTTTTAACTTATCAGTATCTACATCGCCTAATAATTTTAGAGATCCACATAAAACACCCATAGCGATAGCCATGATTAAAATGTTTCCTGCGGCACCTTTACCAAAATATTTGCCAGCCGCCATAAGAACTGTCATTCCAGCAGATAGCATAAGCAATGCAAGTCCAACCGCCATAATTCTATCGGCAGGAATTAAAGATAATAGAGCTAACGGAATAACTAATAAATTAATAGCGACCGCCAATAATATCATCGTTCCGGCTAAACCGATCAAACTTGTTCCATCTTTTCCGATCTGCTTAAGAATCGCCAAGGATCCTAATAAAATAGCAAATATACCTACTAAGCCAAGTAACTGTTTACCAGTTTTTACAAGGCTTGTTGGAACGTTTTTCATTGCTTCTACTAAAATATAAACGGCGGCTGCTATGCCAACAATGGTGGCAGCAAGCCCCATAGAAGCGTCAAACTTATTATTTTGTATGACGGCCAAACTAACGAACAAGGCTACCAAAAATCCTACTAATACACCAACCGCGGCAGCCATAGCTTTAACGTCGAACTTATCGTCAGTAAGCACGTTATAAATCTTTATGAAAGCACCGATTAGTAAGAATACACCAGCGGCTACAGCAGCTACAGTTGCTCCTACAGATATAAGCTTCATAGCTTTCTTTAAAGATCTAGTAAATGTTTCAGTAAGACTTGTAATTGCCTGCTCTAATGGGTTTCCATCAATATCTTCCGTTTTAGAATCAAATAGCTTCGCAAGAGCAGTTATTACTAATCTGACACCAAATAATACAAAGAATAAAGAAACAGCAACGTCTGACACTTTTCGTGGATCTAACTGTGTTAAGGCAATTATACACAGTGTAATAATCCCAATTCCTTTTGCAATAGTCTCAAACGCCCCAGCGTTAGCCTGTCTAGCAGAAGCATTTAAAGACTTGCTAAAAGATAATAAAAACTTCCCAATTGGATTTTCTTTTCCTAATCCAAAAGACCTAAACGTAGTACCTAAAGAAGAAATAAGACGTCCAATCGAGAATAAAATATACAAAGTTGTAAGCCAAGACAAAACGCCTATGAACTTTCCATCAATTAAGGACGATAACCCTTCTTTTACTTTACTAGCAAACGTCGTTAACCCTTTTTTAATAGTTTCGCCAGCTTCGGCTAACAAACCACCATCTTTTGAAGCCTCTTTAGCTTCTTTTCCAAATCCAGGAAGCTTAAGTTTATCTCCAAAGAATTCTTTAATCTTTCCGCCAATTCCTCCAAGTCCGTCTCCGATAGAACCAACAGCGTCTTTAAGGAATTTAGTTTTGTCTACTGTACCATCTAATAAGCCATTTATTGTAGACAGTACTTTAGACGAATCTGGCAATTTGCTTCCAATCCATTTAAAGAATTCTTGTATTTTGTCAAATCCACCTTTGCCTAAGTTAATAATTGTGTCACTGAAATTTGAAAAGAATTCTTTAAGATTAGTTATAATCTTCTGAACGCTTTCTAATTTAAGTAACTCCTGTACGAATTTACGTATTTTAGTTACTCCGGAAGATATGTGATCAATTATCGAAGCAACAGCGCCAGAAAGAATATCAGAAATGTACTTAATGCCTTCCGAACTAGATACGTAGTCGATAAAATTAGCTAAGCCTTCTAAAACGGCAATAACCCCTTTGTAAGCATAAGACCCAATAGTTTTAAAGAAGTCCTTAATAACTGAAACTCCTTTGCCTACAGAGCCCATGGATGCTATCTGCTGAACTAGATTAACAACAAAAGGAACTATATTACCGATCACGGTCAGTATTCCTATTAAAATTTTATAAATCACTCTAACAACTGCAGAAAATGCTTTGCTTGAAAGCACCATGTTGATCAATTGCAATCCATATACCATTAATCTAGCAAGTAATTTAATGATTATTCCAATGCCAACTTTTATAGCATCTATAATATGTAAAGCATCTATTGCTTCGATAAGAGTCAATATTACATTAACTACCGCCGATACAGCATTATCAAAAATCTTACTTGATTTTATCCAATCGTGCAAAGCAGTAATTGATTCGCCAACTGACGACGTTGCTCCTAAAATCGAATCTCCAAATCTAAGTAAGGATTTAAAAACCGTGACAAATCCTTTTCCAACCGCAACCGCTGCCATTTTGACGATGTCTAATAACGAAAAAAGTCCTCTAAACGTATTTCTAAAGCCTTTAATTGTAGCATCGCTCAACTTAAAGCTTTTGGTCATCTCATTAATTCGTTTTATAATGTCGTAGACCTGTTTGGCCGTGGCCTTAGGGAAGATTTCATCATAGGCTTTGCGAATTGTCTTAGTTACTCGTGTTATCTGTTTGAAGACATTGAGAAAAGAGTCTATAATTAACTCTCGGCCAGTCATGGCTTGTTCTTTTTGGAGCTGCGAATAAGCACTGTTTGTATCTTTAAGACTCTTTCTAAGATTCTTTAAAGATCTAACCTGATCTGCAGTATAATCGCCTTTTCCAGCCTTTTTAGCAGTATTCAAACCGTCAATATACTTATTAACCTGATCAAATAAATCTCTATCAAACCAACCCTTTTTCAAAGATTTCTCGAAGTCGCCTTTTTTCTTAATCATTGAATCTATGTCAATGTTATTCTCTTTAGCAACCTTCTTAACGACCTTCATATAGGTCTCTAAATCTTTCTGACTTTGGGTTGATGCAAATGCATTCCAATCTTCCTTAGTTATCTTTCCGGTTTCTTTATGTAAACCAGCATAAGCGCTTCCAGCTTCTTTAAGTCCGCCAGCAATTCCTTTAAGCATACTAACTTGTTCTTTAGTATAAACATCTTTGCCGGCTTTCTTAGAAGCTTCCATCCCGTTAATATATTTATTTACATCGTCGAATATTTCTTGAGTAAACCAGCCTTCTCTTAAAGAAGCTTTGAACGTTTTGTTATTCTTTATCATGCTCTCGACATCGACGTTATGTTCTTTAGCTACCTTTTTAACAATTTCGATATACTCGTTTAAGCTGTCTTTCTTTTGACCAGATGCAAATAAATCCCAATCGGCTTCTGTAATATTTTTAGAGCCAAACTGGTTCATAACTTTATCTAAAAAGTCAACTCGTTTATTTGCACTGGCATCCATTATACCGCTAATATAGTTGTTAATTCCTGTAAATAAATCACCAGCCTGTTCGTAGTCACCAACAATCTTTTCCCAAGTTGCTGACCATCCAGACTGCATAGCTTCTCCTAAAGTGTCAAACATCTTACTGAGAGTAAATACTTTAGTAGCTGCTTCCTGTGCTTTCTTACCAATTTCAGTTGATGTATCGGAATATCGATTCAACGTTTCGATCAAAACGTCATTGGTTAACCATTTGTCTTTAAGTTTGTCTGTAAACATAGCCGCTGCCGTCGAAGCGTCTTCGGCCTTTTTAGAACCTTCAGTAACAGACGAATACATTCCTTCTGATACTTTCTTAACGGTCCCCATTTCAACAGCGGTCTTAAGCAATTCATCTTTAAATTCAACAGTTGCCATGTTAGCGTTTTCAATAGATTTCCAGTCCATTCGCTGAACGTAACCCATTGACAACGCCTGAGCAAAGTTGTACATAGCTCTTGATGCAGCATTCGAATCTGCTCCAGCTGCAGCTGCCGCATTTGCAACACCCTGAATTGCCGCCGTAGCGGTGTCCAAATCAACACCGGCATTTGTGAATTTACCAATGTTGTTTGTCATATCAGCAAACGAATATATAGTTTTATCGGCATATACATTCAGGTCTTCGATTTTACGTTTTACTGTATCCAATGAAACAGCGGCCCCGTTTTTATCCTTAGCACTATTTAAAATGGTTTTGATAGAGTCCATCTTTTCTTCGTACTCAGACCAACCAGTTTTCATTGGGTCAACCGTAACAGCCGATACAAGCCGTTCGCCCATCATCTGAACTCTTGTTGTAATATTAGAAATCGCAGTAATCGCAGCGACCTCTAACGCCGAAAACCCACTTTTAGCCGTTTCCAAAGATGACACCAACGGAGCGGTTGTGAACCTTCCTATACTAGAAGAAAGATTCGATAAGCTTGAGGCTTGCCCTGTGAAGTCAAGGCTCTTTTTTAATTTGTCTAACGTTCCTAATGTCGTACCAACGCCTTGTTCAAACTGGGCATTGTCAAATTGCATTTGAACTATTCGCTGATCAACATTCATGCTACTGCTACTCATAATGATGTCACCTCTTTCCATACCATATCAGCAAGTTCGTCAAAAATTGGCCGCATTGCGGGATTGATATAATCTCTTCCTTTAATGTATCCACCTTGTTTTAATCCATGACCGTATTGAATTACTAATGCAATTGGGACGCCTTCGTGGAAATTCGTATTTAACCAACTTATAGTAATCGATTTAGAATCTTGTTTAATTTCATAACTCCAAGATTCAGACGTTAAACCGGTTCTTTTTGGAGTTGCCTCTCTCAAGGCATCTACTCCTTTTTGTGCATACTTTTCTAATACCTGATATTGTTTTTTTTCTTTTAACGCTTTTAAAAAATCAGATGTTTTTTTAAAGTCTCCCTTTGCAGTAAACTTAATCATTGACATCACCCTTTTGTGTTAAATTTCTTTTTACGAGCTTCGTTCAAAGCTCTATTTCTAGCCATGATTTCTGATTTGCTCATCTTCTTAGGCGGCTGATTCTTGAAATTGCAAACTTTGATCAAAGTCAACAATCTGTTCAAATGCCACTTTTCGCATTCAAATGGTATGTTAAGAGCAACCATCCAATAATAGATTAGTTCCGAGGTGACTTGCTCCCTGCTAGCTGGACCAGATTTAATATCCGGCACCGTGGTTGCAGTCATCGGATTGTCAATGTATTCATTTATTGCTTCTATCTGTTCGTTGGTTAAAGCTCTGTACACCATTGGATCGGTGTTTTGAGTCATGTTCATGCATCTGATATAATCGAGCGTTTCTTCTAGTGTTTTTCTTTCTTTAGTTAAAAATGGCTTGTGCCACTTTGACTCCCATTTTGACATGGAGACAAGAGAATGCTCCAAACGTAGTGTGTGAGTTTTAACTGGGATAAACATCTGAAGCTCATCGTCAAACAAATCTTTTTGTGATACAGTTATAGGCAGCATTCTCTCACCTCCTACTTATTATCTATTTGGTCGGCTGAGGGATCGCACTCTCGTCAACCAGACCAGCAGGCATAATGCCCTTAATAAAAGCTTCTGCTGATTTTTCATTAGTTGCTAATTCCATAAATAATTCAGAGTAAG